TCTAGTTGTACTCCAGAATGGCTTCGCATCCTTCTGGTTTTAGCGGCTTTGGCCGCCCTGCGGGGGTCCCTACCAAATACGGGAAAGGCTACACAGCGTCAACTGTGTTGCCTAAGCACCAGGTTGCCAGGCCTGGTGGACGCGGCAGTGGCCGCGGAATTGCTGGTCGGGGGGCATTTTTGCCCTTGGGCGCGCCTGTTCCTGGATTGCCGGTCCAGGCGCGTAGTGCTCGCCCTGTTTTCGATGTTATCGAAAACGGGTCCCATGATCACAATGCCATGCTTGCCGAACTCATGTGTCTCTGCAACAGTGGCGATGGTGGTGAATTTTGGGCATCTGGCCGGAGGGCCATTTGCTCATCTTATTCTGCTATCATGAGTGATTTTTGGGATCAGATGGCGAGCCACCAAGTCTCTAAAGCGGTGGTTGGCGGACCTCAACCACCACCGCGGAAAGAGGCGATTGCTGGAGCGGCACTCTCAGGCTTGGATTCCACCGGAAGGGTGGTCTCTAAGACTCGATCCCCAACCGTTGACTTTTCAAGGGTTGGAGGGTTACCCCAGAGTGTCCCTCCTAGCATTGGGGCCGAAGATCAATCCTTGGATGGATGTGCCGGCCCCTCTGTGCCCGTCCCTGGTTTCGTTGTACTCCGCAACTCACCAGGGCGAGCACCAAAAAGTGGAAGCGATATGCCCCATTCTCACCCGATTCTCGCTAAACAGCGCCGTGACACCGAAAGGTGGAGCCACGCGCGCCTAGCTGAGATGAATGTGAAAGTGGTAGATGTCGGTTCTGGCTCCGGTGGAGTGTTGCGCAATTATGCGCGTAAGGTGCATTGCCTGTTTCCAATGGTTTTGCCCGAAGACACTTCCCGCTGGGCCACCCTCTCACCGCACCTGATAAGTGAAGGTGAGGGCTTCCGCTTGAACAAAGGCGGGAAGGTTTCTGAAGTTACTGTGTGCCAGCATCTTTGGCAGTCCTGCACCTGTTTAGGTTCAGGGACTATCGGTTACTTGATGGTCCACTCCGCGTACTATTTAGTCCGCGAGGATTGGGCCCGAATGAAACTTGGCGATAGAGCGTTTGTCGTCATTCACGCCTTTGTGGGTGAGTCGGGGAGTTTCGATGGAGAATTTGATTGGGAGCGTAAGGGAAATTTCAAAAGTGTTCCCTTCGTCACCATGAGCCCCCGTGATTACGGGGGAACGAGGTACTCTCATCCTGACCCTACTAAACTGTTGATGGGCAATCCGGGCGATCTCTGCCGCTTTGCCATTCCAACAGGTTTGGGTGAGGACTCTCTCCATGCGATTTGTTCGGTTGCGGCGGTTATGGGATCGACGTATGTCATTCGGGTTGATGTGGCTCGTGGAGCCGTTGAGAAGCAATGGTGGTCGAAGGTTGAGTTGCGCAACGCCCTCCTTAGTGAGGTTGCTGATGCGCCTTGGTCAGCCTTTCCTGCGATGGTGGCCCATGTGCCCCTCGCCCCACCGGTTCAGCTTTTCTCCAGCCCGGTGTCTTTACCGGTCCTAACTCCCAAAAGTGAAATTTTGGGTTCCATGGTCACTGAAGCTTCAGAGCAGCCTGTCTCTATAGATAGGTTCTCTCCCTCCAATGACTGGTCACCGCACGCCCTGACCCACCTGTTTTGGGAGACGTCGTTTTGCGGAGCAGAAGTCATTCCTGGCTTCAATAGTGGGGCGTTCGTTGATAGGAGCATCGAAATGAACGAAGCCATGTCCAGCCCAATTTTGGGTTTGGGCGTTGCCGCAGCTGAGGATGGTGAAGTTCCACTGCTGGACCATATGCATGGTGGCATTGCTGTCGGGGCTCGTCTAGAGCATCGGCATTTATGCCCTCATGACTCAACTAAGGAGTACCGGCACACTCATTGTGTCAAAACTTCTGAAAAGCAGTTAGCTTACATGCATCTTGAGAATCCCTGTGAGGATGTCCCCTCGGCCGTTTATTACGCTGCCTCAGAGTTGAGGCGCGTGGGAGACGGGATTGAAACCCTCCTCGCTGAAAGCGCTTTCTCTGGGAGTCTTCCCGAGATCGCTACTCGCGAGGTTCCGGAGTTGTCCCCTATCCCTCGTGAGCCCCTACATCGGCGCCTGAGGGTGATGGTGCCAGCCCTTGCTTGTTGGGCTAGCACCGCCTTCGGGTATGCCCCCAAGGAGTACAATGTTAAGGACGTGCCTGATGAAGTGCTAGCTTACTCAAACAAGTCCATTGGGGCCGTGGACTTGAACTCAACAGCAGCTATGGCCCTTCATGCTGCCGACATGTCCATGCAGTCTGTTAACCGAGCCCATGCCACAGTTGATCCTGTGGAAACCGCATTGGTTACAGCGCATTCCTTGGTGAAACGTATTGAGGCTATCGAACTCTTGGCTTATGCCGTTCGATCGACCGAGTTCCGGCGAAAGAAGTTGTTCTGGTGGCTTGGACTACCCACATTGACAGAGATTCCATTTTTGGTTGTCCCTGTTGTTAAGTGGGGTTTGGCCTGGTCCATCAAAATCTCCTTTGCCTTGTTGTGCTTTCTCTCTTCTTACTGGCTGTACCGCTCCATCATTTCACCTCACCTTATTGTTGATGGATTGCGGAGCAAGCCTCGTCTTGGCGCCATCATATGACTCCCGGCCGTCCTGCAAAGGAATGGGTATCTGGTGTCTAGGTCGTTTGTCCCTCCTTTAGGACCTGGAGCTTACGAGTTAAGCTCTTGGACGACGGACACCATATGCTTTGGGCTTGGTGATGTCAGGTTGTTGGGATCTCATTGTCAGATCCTGACCCAGCCATCAGAGACTTGTGCCAGTGAGAATCAGAAGGGGGCGACCTGTGTTGGCTATGTTTCGTCCATGAGTCACGTTTGCAGGCGCTGTGGGTGCAATGCTCACCACAGCTTGTGCAATCGCCATGGGCTTAAGAGACTAGATCCCACCCGTCCTTTCACTTTATGCCTTGAGAGCCTCGTGTTGGCGTTTAGGGTTGTTGCTGTGAATTATGTTCGTTTTCGTACTGGTCGGCAGGCTTGGCTTTTGAAGTGGCCTGCCTCGAAGCGTGACCTTTTCCTTCGATCGATGGTCTTTGATCCGTCGGTTCCTTATAAGGTTAAGATCATGGTTAAGTACGAATATGACCATTCTGTGCCTCGCCGTGCCAGGGCTATACAGATGTATTTCAACCTTATTACTCAGGCCATGTTTGGCCCTCATTTTTATGCCTTGCAAAAGGCGACTTGTGAGTTGTTTAATAGGCTGGAATTGTCTCCCGGCATAGACGTTACCATCGCAAGTGGCATGAACGCCTCCCATTTGTCATTGTGGATGGATAATGTCGTCGCTAGAGGCGCACTATGGTTTTATGAACGTGACGGGAAAGATTGGGACTCGACAATGAGTGTCATGCATGCGAGATTGAGGATCATGCTGTATGGCCTTGTCGATGCCAGGTTGTCCGATTTTACGATGAGGTGTGTTAAGGTTAAAGGTTTTGGTAGGTTTAGGGAAGGCATCTTGCGCTACTCCGTCTTCACGACTGTGAAGTCTGGTCAGAACGACACGAGCCTGGGCAATGGCATTGTGAATTTGGCTATTATAGTCGAATCCATGATGTTGCTCGGCTTGCGTGGATCAGTTATAGTGAGTGGCGATGATTTGCTTGTGGCCATGTACCAGGATTATGACGTCGGAGCGTTGAAGGCAATCGAGGAAAGCTTAGGGATTAAGCCCGTTGCCCGCAAGTTCACGTCTCCTTTTGATGTTTCGTTTGTGTCAGGCGTCTGGTTTTTGAACGGAAACAAGTACCAGTTCATCCCTAAACCGGGGCGCTTGGTTGCTCGTCTATGGTGGTCTGTGAATCCTCCTTCTTCAAGGAAACTCGAAGCGTATAGGAGGGGGGTTGTCCGTGGGCTGCTGCCCGTTTGTGGCGGCATTCCGATTATTCGGAAGTGGTTGTCCAAATTTGATTCTGAAGGTGAGGCCCTTCCTAATGACCGCTACTGGGTCCTTAAGCATTGCGCAGTTGATTGGGATCCTTTGGTCCTACATCATTTTTGCGCGCGCTATGGTGTTACAGTTAGTCAGGTCGAGGAGTGTGAATCAATGTTGGATGCATTGCCCACGGAACCTCTCTTCATTAGGCACCCAGTGTTGGATGCTATGATGCGCGTCGATCTTGCAGACCCGGTAGATCGTCCTGAAATGTTTGGCTTCTGACTCCCCGGGTTGGTAATTCCCTTTGTGGTTCGCTCGGGGCTTAAGTTAGTCACTAAATTCAGTGCAATGCAATCTCGCGTTCTTGACGAATTGGAAAAGTTTGGCGTTACGGGGCCTTCCCGTGATTGGATCATCAAGTCCCTTGATCCAGCGTCCGTTGGTCCCGCTCCTGGCATACCAGATGCTTCTGATGCCATTGTTCTTCGCCCGGAGTATCGTACTCAAGTGTCTCTTACAGCTCCTGTAGACACTTCCTCCGGGTCCGTCCCTGCGAGTTGGGACCTTATGTGTATCATTCCTCCGGGTGATATGAATGCCATGTATTGGGTGTCGGCTCCTGCTGGAGCTGACTTTAGCACGATCGTCACATTGCCTACCAGCTGGAACACGGGTACCGTCCAGTTGGCTCCTTTCTCCGATCTTGCTGGACCTCTCAATGTTCGCTTTCTTAATCCTGCACCCACACCTGTTAATGATCTTTTGGTCTCAACTCGTGCACCTACTTCCCTCCCGTATACCCATCGGCACATGTATAAGAGCGTTACAGCTACGTTTAGTGGCTCTGACCTGATCAACCAGGGTGATGTCTTTGCGGCTCAGTTTCCTACTGAGCCCAGGACAATCAAGCCCGTTGGTTTTGGGAATAACGTTACTTCTGCCGGGTATCCCATCATTGCTCAGATCTTTTGCGTCGCAATTCCCTTCAACGAAAAAGACCTAATGCTGTGTGCACCAGGAGCAATGGAGGGTAAGGCGAAAGATGGTTGTTATATGCCCTTACATTTTACGGGGCCTACGATCTCTTTCGCCGATGTAGCCTACTTCGGTAGTTCTGGCAATATGTTCAATCCAACCACTGGTAGTAACCAACCCTTTTTGTTGGCGAATGGAACTCCCGTTCAAATTCCTAGGTTTTTCCAACCTGTTCAGAACGATGATTTCACCAGTGCTGATCGTACTGCCTTCCAGTCTGCAGCTACCGATCCCACGGACGGTTCCACTCCTTGTCCCGATACGGGATACGACAACACCAACACCGGGGTTATGATCTGGCGTGGTTTGGCGGGAGGGAATGTCTCTCCAGCTAGTATCGTCTTCAAGATACTGGTCGGGCTTGAGGTTCGTCCTCGCCCCACCAGTGTGGACCGAGTGTTCGCGAAGTTGGCCTTGCCCTATGAGCCTCGAGCCATAGAGGCCTACCTCGCGATTTCCGGTCAGTTGGACGATGCCTACCCCGCTAGTTACAATTCGCTCGGCGCCATCCTCTCGGTTATTGGAGAGGCCGCTAAGCGGATTATCCCCGTTGTTCAAGCCGGTTTGGGTGGTGTCATGCAATACATGAACCAGGAAGATAAGGCCCCTGAGGCTTCCCGCCCCATGCCGGTTGTCGTTCGCGCTTCAGCACCGCTAGCTTCTTACACGAAAGGCAGCGCTGGAGTGCTGAAGAAGTGGAAGAAGCGCATCGCGAAACCATCAATGAGTCGGTCTCGGTCCAAGACCCGCCCTAAGTCCAAGGTCACAATTGTCGCTTCTCGTAAGCGGCGGACTAAGCGCGGAGGTGGATCGTGATCCTCTCCGTCTTCCATCGACGTAAAATTTGGGGTCTCGACCTATTCGAGGTTTGTCACTAGACACGCGCTTCACCGTGTAAGTGTAGTTTTAGTTTAAAACCGCAGTTAGTCGTTGCGGTGGGTCCCCGATTACTTACCAATGCAGGGGTTGCTGCATATCGGAGACTCGGGGGTTTGACGGCCCCTAGACCACCAGAGCCTTAGATTGCTCTGGATTCCTCCCCAATATGGCGCGGCACTGCCAGTATTGCCTAGGGAGGCTCTTGTGGTTATCCACACGCTCGGGCTCCCAGCTAGTGTAGCAAAATG